GTTGCGTGTTGCGGATCGAAGTACTGCGAGCGTTTCCCTCGCGACTGCGTCTTCTGGCATCACCGGCTTGAGGAATGGAGCGCCGTACGGATCTTGGATCAGAGATTCGATGCGAGGCGAAGGGGCCATGAATCTACAGTCCTGGACATCGCGAAGCAAGTTCGAGGCTACACCGAGACCGCCATGCGCGAGAAGCTGTAACGACGCAATATCGACGCTCAGAGGATCAGATCCGCCCTTGTAGAGATAGCTAGCGACTCCGCTGATCGGAGCACCGCCGAGTGACCCTGGAAGAATCAGAGTGCCGAGGATCACCTCGATGCGCGTAGTGATGTCGAGGTCCCGCAGACGGTCATACCAGACGCGTGTCACGACCGTTCGGGTACGCACGCTCTCGAGGAGATACAAAGCTCCAATTACCAAGAACATCGTGTAGCACGCCAGCGGGGCGTCAGTCTTCTCAGCACTCCCGGTGGCTGTTGCGCTCAGTGCCGCAAGTCGCTTCCACATTGACGGGAAGTCGGTCGAAGAGTGCGGAAACATCTTCATTAAGCTCTTGATCGGCGTGAACCAATCGGCTCCGGAGACAAAAACGTCTTTCGAGTACGTCACGACGGTTGTTGACTCGACGCACTCTTCTGGCTTGACGACTTGGTTTACACGATCGCATTCATGTTGAACGCGAGCCGTCAAGGTATCACGTAAACGCACGAGCTGCATCTCTCGTGTTACTGACCAGTCGCGTGGCGCGTCGACCAACACCACCTGGTTGTCTCCTTGACCGATGAGACTGTATGCGATCGGCTGATCATCGAGCGCGAGCGCGATCATCGAGTACGTGCAGATCGTCCAGTGCTTTTGGCATATTCCTTCGAAGCCGCCGAGATGATTGTACCACAATAGATCACTCTCGGGTGGTGTGTCGAGCTCAATGCCGGGCGGAGGTAGATCACCGACACGTACGCACACCAGAGCAGATGCAAAAAACTCATGGACGAAAGTATAGATTCCTGTCACGCCAAAGATATCATTGAGAACGTCCCCGGTTCGATGCACCGTAAGCGCACGCCACTTCAGATTCCATCGCGACAGGTCTATCTCGAGGAAGAAAGAGAGCAATGTCTCGGGCTTGTCTGTGCGCGTCATCTTGAGCAACATTTCATGGACCTCGATCTTGTTCCGTGTCATTGTCTGCTGCGGAAGATACGGGAATATCGACTCGGCCAAATTCGCTTCAGTGACCGTGAAGAACACGCGCATTTCGAGGACTAGCATGCAGAACATACGAGCAGTGATCTTGAATTCTCGCTCTTTCGGATACAACGAGACGATGTACCAATCGAAGGGAACGGTACCAGTCACGACGAGTCGAATGATTGCTTGTATGTCTATCTCCTCGCGTGATATCAGCTCCAACAAGAGACGACGATTCGATTGTGGCGCGCGACCGTCCCATGTACGTGCTTTATCGTGACGATAGAAGGAGATCGACTTATCGTCCATGACTTCGAGGTAGTTATCAAACATGTCGAATTCGGCGTGCTGGGCGAAACGTGCATAAGCCCAATCAGAGAGTGGATACGAACTCCGATGTAGGTTCATCACGCGTCGCGAGTAGAGGTCCTCGAGCTTAGTATTGCTTCCGCGTACGAAGTTGATCGGCGGCCAGCGCCCGGTCTTTCGAACTCGCTCTTCGAGATAGATACGCGCGAAGTTCATCCA